TCTCGTTCCCGGTGGTCTCCGTATAGGCCTTGGCATACGCCGCCAACTGACACAGCATCTCCGGCCAGACCGAGTTCGAGGTCTTGAAGTCCCCGAGCACGAGCTTGCCGTTGAGGCGGCCGATAAAATCCAACGTTCCACCGTACCGGTGCGACTCGCTGATAACCTTGACCTCGCAGTCGATGATTTCCAGCTGCGTGCCCTTGCACCAGAACTCGAAGGCCGAGTACGCCGACGATGCGCGCGCGCGGAACGACACCGGGTCGGTGACGGTCTCGGCGGCGATGCTCTTCTCGAGCACCTCCACCGGGCTACCGCCCTTCACCCAGGCCTCGCACATGCTGTGGACGCAGGTGCCGATTGCGAGGATGTCGTTGCCCTCGTACAAACCGCCCGGCGCGTCCTTGCCTTGACCCTCCAGGACGCCGTGCTCGCGGCCCTGTTTATACGCCCAGTTGATGAGCGCGCCGGGGTCCTTAATCTTGAGGACCGTGGTAACGCTCGGGATCTTCTTCCCGTCGGCTGCCTTATAGCCTTGTCGTGGACTGGGCATGGTCAGAACGCCAGGTCGTCGTCGGCAAAGTCCGACGCCAGCGCCGCGGGCGCGGCGGCAGGCTTCGGGGCCGCCTTCGGCGCGTCGACGATGCGGGCGGCGATCTTGTCCTGCATCCAGGTCGGGAGCTGCAAAAAAATCGCAGGGTCTGGCGCGTCCGTTGAGTACACCAGCGCCTCGCCCTCCATCACCGGAGCCGGGATCGCCTTCGGCAGCGGCATGATGCTGGTCAGGTTCGCGTAGGTGCGGTCGCCCTTCACGCTGTGCGTGATGTTGATGAACGCCGGCTTGCCGCAGATTTTCGAGAGGTCGAACTTCTTGAGCTCCTCCGGCGTGAAGGCCCGGCCGCGCCACGAGGTCAGCAGCGCGTAGAGCGTGCTCTTCTCGTTGAGCGAGAGGCCGACGGTGCGCGAGATGACCGCCGGCAGGCTCTTGGTCTCGCCCTCCCTCGTGATCTCGACCCGGATCTCCGGGATCTGGAACCGCAGCACCACCGTGCGCTTCGGCGCAAACTGGCCGCCGGGTGACGGCTGGACGCCAAGGTCCACCACCATGTCGCACACGGCCGCATACGCACCCGCCTCGATGGGCTTGCGGGGCTCGAAACTGCCGCCAGAGGCGGCGCTAACGTAAAGGCTCATCACTTCGTCTCCTGTTGTTGTGAATCAACTCTTCGCACTTCGACCACGCCGTCGTGGCCCGTAAAAATTGAAAGCCCAGAGAACCGCAGCGCCTGCGCCAACTCTCCGACGCTGACGCCGCAAAGTCGCGCGCGGGTCGGGGCGGTGACGCTCGCGGCGTCCACGCGCAGGCCCATCGTGCGCTCAAGGCTTTTGTAGAAGTTATCGACCGGGGCGCTCATACGAACCACCGCGAATACTTGCCCGGCTGCACGACGCGCGCGCGGATGGTCGGGTGCGGCAGCCGCTCGCGGCGGTCGCGTAAGCACGGCCACGGCGCGGGGCGCGCGTACATGAAGAGCGCCAAGACGCCGAAGAAAATCAGCGCCAGAAGCCCGACGGCTGCGCAGAAGGCGGTCTCGAGGGGAGTCATGCGGCCCCCTTTACAAGGGCAACCGCGCCGGGGTTTACCCATTCCCAATAGAACCCATGATCCTTCGCCCATGTCTCAAGGGCGGGGTGAATCCACGGGCAACCGCCGCGAAACTCTCCGTAGTAGTCCGCAAAGTAAAATGAATTTTTATCCTCCGCGCTCAACACAATCTGCTTGCGGCCCGCGCTGTCTTCGCCAACGAGCGTGGGCGGCGCGACGATCTTGTCGTAGATGTCGATTGTGGTCGGCATGGACTGGACGAGAGAAATGATTTTTTTGTCGTTCACGTTGCGTCTCCTTCTATCGCTTCCGGTCGGCAACATCGCCGCCCGTGGAAAGGATAGTCGCACAGCCGAAAACGGATTACAACCCCCCGGTGTAAAATATTTTCATCCCCCCTTCCGCGCCCTATACCGAAGGTTGTACCATGTCAACATGAGCAGGAAAGTCACGCCGCAACACGCGGCCATCATCTACGCCGTGGACAAAGCCGGGGGCCAGTCGGCCCTCGCCAAGGTCCTACGGATCAGGCCACAGGCCGTGCAGAAGTGGTGCGCGCGCGGCAGCGTCCCGGCGCTGCGGGTGCTTGCGGTAGAGGCCGCAACCGGTGTATCACGCAAGGCCCTGCGGCCGGATATCTACCCATGACCAAGCCAGACCTCACCGCCGTCGTGCCCGTCGAGCGCGTCCTCGAGCTCGCCAAGCGCGTCCCCGTCTTCCCCTGCCGGCGGCGCGACGAGGCCGACCAAAGCGGCCGCACCCTGCGCGCCAAGTCGCCCCTCACCTCCAACGGCTTCAAGGCCGCCACGCAAGACGAGGCCCAGATCAGGCGCTGGTGGAGCGAACGCCCCGACGCCCTCGTCGGCGTCCCGACCGGCTCCGTGACCAGAATCGTGGCCGTGGACTACGACCACAAGAGCGCAGGACAGGCCGCGCAGGACTGGATCGCCGAGCACCAGGACGTGCTCATCTCCACCCGGGTACACCAAACCGGCGGCGGCAGCGGCGGCCGTCACTATTTGTTCAGCCTGCCGCCCGGCGTCAAGATTCGGGGCGGAGTCTCCGTCACGCTGGGCAAGGTGCGCCGCGACGGGCTCGACATCCGCGCCGAGGGCGGCTACATCGTCTGGTGGCCGCTGCACTTCGGGCAGCAGGGGCCGGTCGGAGACATCCAGCCGCTCCCCGCCGGGCTTATCGACGAGCGCCGGATGGACCTCGAGCTGCCCGCCGAGGTCGCCAAGAAGCTGCCGCCCAAGCCCGGCACCAGCCAAGACTTCCAGCGCGACCTACCGCGCGTCACCGAGGCGATCGCCTACATCGACCCCGCCGGATACGACGCATGGCTGATGGTCGGCATGGCGCTGCACCACGCATCGGGCGGCGCAGACGACGGCCTCGAGCTCTGGGATTCGTGGAGCTGCGGCGGCATCACGGGCGAGCTGCCGGCATCCTACGCCGGGCGCGCCGACATTGAGTATCGGTGGCAGTCGTTCCACCTTGACCGTGGCGGTGGCGTCACCCTCGGGAGCCTCTTCAATGCCGCCCGCGCCGGCGGCTGGGCGCCAGTCTCGGAGGCCGTGCGCATCGGGCCGCCGCAGCGGGAAGAGCCGACCCCGGACTACGGCGACGTGCCAGAGGCGCGCGGCATGGAGCGAGTGCGTGAGCCGGACGCTGCGGCGGTGACGCCGGGCGCCACGAACGCGACGGGCCGCCGGCTCACCTTGCGCGCCATTGGCGATATCGTCGCGGAGCGGCGCGAGGCCACCTGGCTGATCCACAACGTGCTCGAGGCGAACGTGCTCGCCGTGCTCGCCGGGCCGCGCGCGAGCTTTAAGAGCTTTATCGCGCTCGACTGGGCGATGCGCATAGCCGCCGCCGGCAACCCGGTCGTCATCCTCTCGGGCGAGGGCGCAGGTCTCGGGCGGCGCGCCGAGGCGTGGGTGCAGGAGCACGGCAACGGGCGCACCCTCAGCGAGCTGCGGCTGCTCGCTCTGGAGTCGGTCGCCAACCTCAACGCCGAGGCGGACATGGGGTCGCTCCAGCAGGGCATCGACGAGGCCGGCATCCGCCCGGCGCTGATCATCGTGGACACCTTCAGCAAGTTCTCCGCCGGCCTCGACGAGAACTCGAACCAGGAGGTGGCCGAATACCTCTCGAAGCTCACCGTCGGGCTGCGGGAGCGGTACAGCGCCACGGTGCTGCTCGTGGCGCACTCGGGCCACGGCGACAGCAAGCGCCCGCGAGGCGCGTCGGCGCTCATGGCCAACCCGGACGCCGAGTACATCGTCGAGCGGCCCGATGTCCAGGCGATGGTCGTGAACGTCACCCGCGAGCGGTTTAAGGACACCGCCAGCATGGCGCCGGTCGCCTACGAGGCCACCGAGGTGGACCTGGGGCGCGCCGACAAGTACGGCGAGCGGGTCAAGTCGCTGGTCATGCGCGAGACCGCCGCGGCGGGGCGCAAGGAGCGCGAGCCGATGCCGCAGGGCAAGGCGCAGCGGCAGCTGCTGACGGCGCTGAGGGAGCGCCAGAAGGGCAGCGACTCGGAGATGATTTGGTCGCTGCCGGACCTGCGGCAGATCGGCAGGGAGGCGGCGATGAGCAAGACGACCGCCCACGCGGCCGCCGAGGCGCTGGCCTTTTCGCCCTTCATGACGGGCACCGTCGGGGGCTACAAACTGTCGAGGGAGGGCAAGTAACTGTGGCAAAAATGAGACAGAATCAGGTACGAAAAGTACGAAAAGTACGAAATGTACCCGTTCGTACCGTACGAACCGGGTACGAAAGGTACGAGAGTCCTTTAGGACTCGTACCTTTTGTACCGTACCCGGCCTTGGAACTTGAACCAGCCAAGACAGACACGGCCTTCGGCCGGAGGATGGTCGACGGGCTAGGTGAGGAGGGGTTCCGGGTGGCTAAGACCTTCCAAGCCCACTTCGGGGCCAAGGTCGTCCACTACCGCGACCAGCACGGCGAGGTCGGCACCGACCCGAGGTGGCCGGCGTGAGCCAGCAGAAGATTGACCTCAACCACACCGGGCCGCTCGAGTGGATGGATGACCCGTTCTGGGACAAGGCGTCAACGGATGGCCGGTTCTGTATCCGGGGCCAGCGGGTGGGCGACAAGGTCGAGTATGTGGTCTGGCGGATGGGCGCAGACGGGCGGGTGATCCCGCGGTGGCTCGGGGTGACTTCAACCTTCGAAGAGGCGGCAGAGCTCGCCGAGAACGCGAGAGGCGAGAAGCCGCCCAGCATCAACCTGCTCTGGAAGGTGGCGGATGAGAAAGCCCGTTAAGCTCTGCCCGGTCTGCCTGACCGAGAACACGGGCGGCTTGCCTCACCGGCACCATCGGCTCGCGGCGAGGAAGTCTGGGCATACCCTTGACGAGCTGGCGATCGCCGCTCGAGCAGTCATCGAGCAGAACGCGGTCACGGCCATCGTGATGGATGCGGTCGATGAGGCGAGGCAACCAGATTATTGGCGCGCAAGGAAAAGGTCGGAGTATCATCCAGCACATTACATGACCGCGGACGGTTGAAATGGGACTGCGACAACGACAACGCGGCGCCGAGACCGAGCGAGAGGTCTGCGACAAGATTAGCCAGGCGACCGGATGGGTCGTGAAGCGTGAACTCGGGCAGGCTCGAGACGGTGGCTGCGACATTCGACTTGGCCGGTTCGTGGTCGAGGTGAAGCGACGCAAGAGCATCGCGGTCTACGAGTGGGTCGACCAGGCGAAGGCAGCGTGCGCGCCTTACGAGATCCCGGTCGTCATCTGCCGGGGCGACAAGCGTGAGTTCCTCGTGGTGCAGGCCTTGGAAGATTGGCTGAAGATGGCAAAGGCCGAGCTGCCCGAAAGATGAAATGCCCTAAGTGCGCCAAATCGAGCGAAGTCGTGAAGGTCTACCAGTTCCCGACCGAGGCTCGGCGTCGGCGGGAGTGCCTGACCTGCGGCCATAGGTTCACGACGGCGGAGAAGCTCTGGCGCAGGGTCTACGCTGAAGAGATACGCAACCGACCGTCTCCTCGAGCGACGCGGCAAGAGAGACCGGAGCCTGTGAAGCGGCGCTGGTCTAACTTCGACGTGGTGCCGGTGGATGGCTACGACATGGACTACGAAGACGTGAGCACCTATGTGCATGTGAGCGACTGATGGCAGGGACACCAATCAAGCGGGCGAGGCGGGAGAAGGCGCTGGCGGTCATGGAATCGCCGGCATTCTGGGACCAGCTCTGGATTCATCTCGCCGAGGGCAACAGCCTGTCCTCGTTCGTGAAGGGCAGCGAGATCCCATACCAGTTGCTATGGGAGACGATTCAGTCCGATCCCGCGCGGCATGAGAAGTTCGAGCTAGTGCGGACTGCGCGCGCCCTGGCGAACGCGGAGCGCATTGAGGCGCTAGCCGACCAAGTGGAGCAGGAACAGATTGACCCGAACGCAGCGAAGGTTGCGATGGGTGCGAGGCAATGGCTGGCCGAACGGATGGACCCAAAACGGTGGGGGACCAAGGTCCAGTCCGATGTGCGGATCACGGATACGACGGCGCTGCACCTTGCTGCGGTGCGCGACCTGATGCGGACCGTGAGCGTGCAGGAACCCGAAAAGCTGACAGATGACGCATCGACGCCGACGGTCCCGCGCGCGTGACTCATTGAACCGGCCTGTGGATAACTCTGTGGATAACCTGTGGATAACCTGTGGATAACTCACGGCCTGGCGATCAGCACGCGCTCGGGCGCCGATGCGCACACACACGCACGGCGCAAGTGCTTGATTCGCAAGGGGTTGCGGCGCGTAGTGCGTATAACACCCATTATGTTAAATCGGGGCGATTGTGACCGCCCTGCGGACAATCCCCCCCCTCAACGACGGGGGCGCGCGTAAGTGCTTGATTCCACTAGGGTCGGGGCTCCGGGCGATTCCGGCCGCCCGCCAGACCCCCCCCGGGGGGTGGCCCCCGGCGGGGGGTCGGCGCTTGCGTAACCCCACACGGACCCCATGAAAAATTCTGAAAACCCGTACTTCGCCTTCGTCAAACGCTACCACGCGGCCCCTGTGGCCTTCGTGGAGGAGGTCTTAGGCGTCACCCCCGACCCGTGGCAGCGTCGCCTCCTAGAGCTTCTGGCGGCCGGCGAGCGCAAGATCAGCGTCCGCTCCGGCCACGGCACCGGCAAGTCCACCGTGGCCTCGTGGGCCATGCTCTGGTTCATGCTCACCCGCGTCCCGGTTAAGGTCGTGGTCACGGCTCCCACGGCCAGCCAGCTCTTCGACGCCCTCTTCGGCGAGTGCCGCCGCTGGGCCAAGCTCCTGCCGCCGGCGGTGGCCGAGCTGCTCGAGATCAAGTCCGACCGCATCGAGCTGAAGGCGAGCCCGGAGGAGGCCTTCATCTCGGCGCGCACCAGCCGCGCGGAGCAGCCGGACGCCCTGCAGGGCATCCACGCCGAGTATGTGCTGCT